CCCATCCGCCCGCCCCCACGACCTGGGTGTAGGGCATCTGGAAGTAGACCCGATTTCCCGCCACGCTGCCGAGCTTGAAGAGGAGGCAGAGGTCGGTCTGGCCTATCAACTCGGCAAGGAAGTCCCGATTGGCGGCAAGCTCCTCCTCCGGCTCGATCTTGCCCACGGCCAAACGCTGGCTCACCCACCCGCCCTGGAAGCCCTGGAAGTCGTTCACGTTGTCCCGGAGCCCGACGGTATTGCCCAAGTCCCAGGACACGCCCGCCACGAGCAACTGCGACTCGGCCGCTGATAGGGCCTGGAAGACGAAGTTCTTCAAGGCCACGGCCGCCCATGCGGCGTCGTAGAACTTGGAGCGCTGCCCCGCCAGGAGGCACGCTACCGTCTGCCATGCGACATAGTTGACGGCCGACTCGGTGTAGTCGCCGGTAAGCACCAGCCAGTAGGTTGTGGCCCCGGCCAGCGGCACGGGGGTGTCGAAGTAGAAGTCCGTCCACTCGCCCCCGGCCACGGCGGTGACCGGAATGGAGGCGAGCTTAACATAGCGGGACGCCGTGCCCACGAGCGCCCCGGGGTCGCCCCCAACGTCGGTCATGACCGACATCTGTAAACCACTGACCTCGGCGGCGGGCGTGCCGCCCTGGCGCAACCGTGCCCGCACAACCTTGAGGTCGGTCGCCACGGTGGTGGTGATGCTGATGGCGAGCTTGATATTGCTCGCCGCCCCGTCCCGCAGTACCTCGTGGACGGCATACGTGGCCGGGGGGTTGACCGACTGGGCATGGTAGGGCAAAAGCACCAGGTCGGCGTTGTTCAACACCGGCGGCTGGGTGGTCTCGTAAACGATGCCGGTCGGGGCGGTGGCGTCCCCCTCGGCCTCGTAAACGCCCTGGAACTCGAAGGCCAGATAACCGATCCCATTGCCCTCGACGTCGCAGGATACCGTGCCCCGTGCCCCCCTCATGGTGCGATACTTGCCGTCCTTGAGGAGCTTGATGGTGCAGGAGGGGATGTTGGTGCCGACGAGGTTCGGGGTATAGGCGCTCTTGACGCCCGCCTCGTTCGTCTCGGCAAACCCGCAGCAACGCAAGGCCACGCCCCACGCCGGGGCCGTGCCCACAGCCCCCGAGCCTTTGATCTCGGTCTTGAACTTCATCGAGCAACTCTTGCCGCCGGGAACCTGCTTGATGCCGCCCATGTAAGGCCGGGCAGGCTTCCGCTGGTTCATTTTGGGCTCGATGGTAAACTCGGGCTCCTCGACCAAGATACCGCACTGGGCGGCGGCGATTGTTTCCGCCACACCCTCCACGGCCTCGATCTTGATTCCCACAACTCCCGTCTCCGCATTTAGTCCGGGCATAGCCTTCCCTCCTTATACCGGCACCGCCGGGTTGACTCTTTGGTGCCGATAAAGCACCGAGAACGTAATCTGGATGACTCCGTATGGGGTCCCCTCGTCCGCCATAAACTTGACCCATCGCTGGTGCTTGGTGCGGATGGCATTGCCCGCCCGCCGGGGGTCGGTTAGCATGGCCCGGGTAATATCTGCCAGCATCCAGTTCAACTCGACGTCGATGCCGCCGCTACCCGGGGCCGGGTCTATGTCCATCGTGCCCGCCTTGACCCACGCCTCCACAACCAGGTTCAACGTATTGGATACGTGCTCCACGGGTTGCCCGTCCTCGGCATTGGCATCGTATGCCCAAACCACGGCGGCCGGGTAAAGGGCCGGAGTTATCTGCCCGGCGGTTTTAACCCGGTGCACTTCCTTCACGTTGTGGTGGTATCCGTTGCCCTGGGTGATAGTCGCCAAGGTTGCGGCGGCGTCGGCCGTGATGCGCTCGATAACCGGGTCGGCCGCCAGGAGCACGGCGGCAACCTTGGGGGTGCTTGCCTCCGAGTAGGCGTTAAAGGGTGCCCCATGCCAAGCCTGGCAGATGACCTGGTAGTAGTAGCCCACGGGCAAGGCGGGCAGATTGTAAACCCCGGGCACGCCGGGGGTGCCGATGAAGGTGTTGCCGCCATCGCTCCACGGGTCGTCGTCGGCGTTGAGTTTGCGATACCAGACCTGGGTGCGGGTGTAGGTGACCGACACGGGCGGGGCCGTCATGGTGATGTTCAAACCCCCCACGCCGTCCGCTTCTACCCGGTTCAATATGGTCGGTTCCAATGCCATTAAAGGCCTCCACTCCACTAGGTCTTGTCTTTCCAAACCTTACCGGCGGCCGTCTGCAGCCCCTTAATAATCATGGGCAACCGCTTCTCCATCGTAACCCGTGCCCCCAATCGGGCCGGTATCGTAACCTGTTTGAGCAAAATGAAGTAGGGGATGATGTCGCCCCCGCCGGTCATGATGTTGAAGTCGCCTTTGCCTACCAGTAACGGTGCCCCGCCGGTCTTGAGCATAAACATAGGCGGTGCCCCGGGGCTGCGTGGGCTTGGCCAGCGGGGCACGCCCGACGCTGTCTTGGCCGCCTCCAGTGGTATCGCCAGGGCCTTGCCGGGCTTGGCCTTAACCACGCCCCCGAACTCCTGGATGGCGGCATACTTGGACCCGCTTGATATAATCAAGGCGATGGAGTCCAGATCGAAGCCCGTGACGGTATGCTTAAACGACCGCCGCAACGTGCCGGTCCTAACCCCAAGGCGGTCGGCGGTTGTGCCTCCGGTTAACCGCTCCCTCTGGAGTTGCGATATATACCGGGGGCCTTCCGTTTGCAAAACCTTGAGCGATGCCTTTGCCATATCCGCTGGCCACGCCCGGAACGCCCTCTCAAGTTCGGCGGTGTTTGCAGATATGGTGGTGTCGTTTGGCATGGCCTAGAACAACTCCCTCCGGAGCTTGCGGAGCCGGGCTTGGGTATCCGGCGTCAACCCCTCGGCTCCGTATGCCTTGAGGTCGAGGTGCCGGGTTCCGTTAAACATGGTGGTGGCCCCGCCTTGGGCAATGCTACTCACCTCCGGGCGGTCCTTGCGTTTGTATCTGAACACAATCTCCTCAACCCCGGCCAGGGCGATGCCCGGGTATGCCCCGGCAAGCCCGGCCTCCATCACGTGATACCGCTCGCCCGTGCCGGTGTGGTTCGGGAAGGTGCCGGATATCTGCAACTGCGTCTCACTGGGCACGGCGACGATGGGGTAGATGCCCACGTTGACGGTGTTACCCGGGGCCACGGTATACACCCGCAGCCTCATACCGGCGGCAACCCCATCGGTAATGAAGGATGCTGAGGCAGAGTTAAGCAGGTCGAAGCCCGCCCCCGCCACAACCCCGTCCACACCCTCCACTGACGGCCGGGTGCCAAGCCCGGCGGTGTAGGTCACCTGCACGGCCTGGGGGCCGCCCCACAGGAAGCATCTGAACTCTACCCGGCCAAGCCCGTCCTCCCGCTCGGCCACGAGGTAGTCGTCGCCATAGGCCAAGGCGGACACGCCCGACCACGCCGGGGGGTAGTTTGCGTCGTTCTTTATCTGGATAACCGGCACGCCCGTCAATACTTTGCAAGGCCACGCCCTGAGCCAAAGGAGGCGCTGGTTGTCGAGCACGTCGTAAAGTTCGGTGCGGGCCATTGTTTTGAGCGGGCGGTCCAGATACTGGGAGATGTCGTCGCTTACTTGCCGGATGATCTCCCGCAAGGAGGCGTCGGCCGACACGTCCGAGACCGGGATGCCGAGGTACTCCTTTACCCGGTCAAGGGTTGTGATGTCCATATCATACATGGCGGCCTCCGCTACCTATGGCCCCGGGGTTTGGGCTTGCCGGGTTTGGGGGCCGCAACCGGCCCGGGTTTGGGGGTTGCGGGTTGCCCCGTTTCCGCCCCGCTGCGTGCGTCAGGCGGTTGAATTTCGCCCGCACCTGCCAAGGTGGGCAGATACAACGGGGCCGGGGCAATCTGGTGAGTCCCCATTGCCTTGCAATGGGGACACAACTCGGCCTCCGGTTGCAGGTTCAGCGTATGCCATACGTGCCCGCACGCGCAGGTCACCCGCACCCAGGCGCAGGGGGCAAGCTTCCACTCCTGCCGGTGGGCGGCAACCTGGTCGTCCCTGAGGATGATAAGGCTGCCCGGGCGGTATTGGTCCACGGCCGCCGGGCCGACGTGATACGTGAACCCGTCTGCTACCATGTAACGCCGGTGCATGTTATACCCGCTCCATCATGACCGGGTAGTAGGGAGCCCACACCGACCGCATGTCCTGGCCGTGCGGCTCCGATATGGGGTCGCCGAGGATAACCAGGGAGACCGGCACCCATATACCGCCGGTCGCCGTCAGATAGGTCCGGAGGAGGGGTTTGCCCGCCAGGACGTCGATGTTAATCGGAGCAAGCTCGGCCATAAGGTTAACACCCCACAACTCCGAGTCCTGCGTCGCCACAACCGGGTCCACGCCCGGCACGTCCGAAAACTCGGCCACGTAAACCCGCACCCAAAGGTTTTGGGTAAGCTGGTTCCACGCCCCGGTGTTCTCGTAGGTGTACTGCTGCGGGGCGGCCACAACGGCGGTCATGCCGAGTTTGATATGGGTAGAGTCGGAGGCCGTCCAAGACCCTCCGATATGCAACCAGTAGGTGTTGCCCGCAATCATGTCCGAGGTCTTTGGCCCCGCCGGGAAGACCACCGTAACCTTTACCCGCCCGTCGGGTATCTGCCAGTAAGGTATCCGCACGGGAGAGATTATGTTATTGCCTGGGGCTCCGGCTGGGGCTCCGGCGTCATTCTTGATGGAGACGATAAGGTAGTCGGTGCGCAGGGCGTTACACGTCTTCTCCACAAAGAACTCAACCCGCACGGGGGCGCAGTTCGGATGCGGCCCACCCACGGCCGGGGTGAATTTGTAGGCGAGTTCGGTCGGCCCGGCCGCCGTGCGGATGCCATAGAAGTCGAAGGGCACGGGGGCCAAGGGGTCGCAAAACGGAATAATCTCGGCCGGGGCGGCGTGCTGGGCGGTAATGGTGCAAGTATGAGCCGCAATCGGCTGAGCCAGAACGTTTGCGAACACGGTAGAGAGGACGGCGGACCGGAAGCCCGAGGCGTCAACGATACCGCTATACACTCCAAAGCTCGCAATGTCCGGAGGAAGCGGGGCAAGCACCCTGATTTTTTCGGATAGGTTCATCATGTCTGCTACTCCACAAACCCCCGGGGCGTGGCCGCACGGCCACGGCCACGCCGGGGGGTGTTAGGGGTTAGGGTTAAGGGTTAGCGAGCGGGCTGAACCTCGGGGTCGCCCAGGTTGACGAAGCATCCGCCGGTCCAGGTCGAGCCTCCCCCGGCGGTAAAACTGACCCGGATGAAGTCGCCCAAAGGAACCAGGTTGACTTCCTTGAGGGTCACGCCCTCGACGGCGTCGTTGGTGATGGTGTCCTCGGTGAAGGTGGTATCACCCACGGGGGTCACGCAGGCATCCGGAACGTCGACATAGGTGAGATAGTCCATCTCATACCAGAAGGCGTTCGCCGCCAGGGAGACCCACGCCGGAACCATGATGAAGGAGTCCCAGTTAAGGCAACCCCCCGCCACGTTGTTAAAATGCACCTTGATGCAGTCGGCGTCGCTGGCGTCGTAGATGCCTTCGATGACGATCCAGTAGTTTGTGGCGGCGGCCAGGTCGGCGGCCTGGTCGAAGACGAACGAGACCTCCTCACGGGCGAGGCCGATGGCATTGGCATCCACAAACCGGGCCACGGCCACGGGTGCTCCGGCGGGCTTGGCCGCCGCCTCGGTGTCGATGGTGACCTTAACCCTGGCCTGGTTTCCGGCGGCCAGGGCGGGCACGCCCAAGCGACTCAGATGTAACCTGATCTCGTTGATGGTGCGGGCGGTGGCGTTGGTGAAGGGGATGGCATACTTCACAAACGCCCCGGCCGCATCGTTAACGCCCAGGCCGCCGTGGTCGGTGCCGTCATAGGCCCGCATATTCGGCGAGACCAGCGGGCGTGCGGGCGAGTGCTGCACCTTCCACTTCAGGGTGTCCGCACCCGCACCGGCAGGGTCGTGCACCCCCACCATGACCTGGGCAGTACGGAACCCGGCGGTGTCCATATTACCCAAAATGGCCGACGCCGCCAGGGAGAACCCCGGGGCGAGCATGGCCGGACTGCAAACGTCTCCCAATCTGCCCATATCTTGCTCCTTATCTGGTAACGCCCCCGGGCGGCGGTGCCTTGCGGCAACCGCTACCCGGGCGGCGGTTAGGTTGTGGGGTTAGGGGTTAGGGTTAGGGCCGCACGCCGTTCGCCAGGCAGAAGCTCACGGGGTGCCGCACGCCCACGTCGCCGAGCAGGGAGGCCCGGATCCAGGTCTGGTTATACCGGAACGCCGTGCCCGCATCCTGCGAGGCCCGGATTTCCAGCACGCCCCAGCGGGCCAGGAGCAGGTCTTCCCAGTTGCCGAAGATGATCTCGGAGCAGTTGACGCTGCCGCCCTTGGTCAGGTTGATGGGGATGCGGGTTGTGGTACGGAACGGCATACCCAGCATCGTGCCCTTGAACGGGGCGGTCACGTCCGGCTGGAGCATATACTGGCCGGTGCCCGCACCGCCGGAGGCGTCCCGGATTTTGCGGAGGGTGTTGAACGTGCGGGGGTTGAACACCCAGCCCAGCTTGCCCACGTCGGCGTCGTCGGCCTCGATGGAGTAGAGGATGTCGTAGCAATCGTCCAGGGTCGGGATGGCCCCGTTGCCCACGTCGGCGGCCAGGACGTGGGTGTTGATGCCGACGGTGTTGGTCACGCCCCGGGGCTCGGAGAGCAAGCCGGAGCCACGGATGGCGGCGATGTCGAACGCCCCGGCAATGGCCCGGGAGAGGTCGTTCTGGAGCAGGTTGAGGATGCCCGGATTGCTGAGCATAACGAGGCGATTGGATACCCGCGAGAATGCAGCGCACTCGTGCGGCACCATCGAGAGCTTCTCGAACGCCAGGTCCTTTTCGGGCTTCTCGGCGTTCTCGTCGACCCACTCGGCGGTCGTGCTCTGAGCCAGCCGGGCGATTTCCACGGGGCTGCCCACGAGGCCATCGAGGATCGTTGCGCCCAAACCCTCGACCACGGAGCGGGCCTTGAGCGAGTCGATGAAGGCGGCGGCCAGGTACTGCGTGGGCACGAGCGCCCCGCCGGTGGAGACGGCCGCCATGCCCATCGTCCGGGCCACGTCGGCGGAGTCGGCGGCAACCTTGCGCTCGAACTCGGCGTCCTTCCAGTCGCCGGAGATGAGGCCCCGCACGAGCCGGAGCATGTTAACCTGCGGCACGGCCCCGTCGGGCTTGGTGTCGCTGGCGACCCGCTGCTTGTTCAGCTCCTCGAGCTTCTCGATGCGTTTGCGGGTATCCTCGGCAGAGTCGCCAATCTGTGACACGTTCGCCAGGATGCCGGAGGTGCGGGCGTCGATATCGACGAGCATCTTCCGGAAGGCCGGGGCGTTGAGGTCGCCGTGGCAGTGCGGGCACGCACCCTCGCTGCGCTCGACGACGCCGTTGCAATACGGGCAGGTGATGGTAGCTGCGGAAGTTCCCATAGCGTTACTCCTTTTTCAGATTGGCCGCAACAGTGGCGGCGGTTTGTACCAGCCCCGCATAACCAGGGGCCGGGGGTTTGGCGGTTCCGATACCCCGGAACGTCAGCAGTTCCTCGTATCCGCTGCGGGGGGGCGCAACCGGCTCCGGCTCGGTCACGGCGTCGGCATTATTGCCCGCCGTGCCACCTTCGCCTTGCGTACCCGCATCGCTCGAGTTCTGCGTCCGCTCGAGGGTAGCCTTTGCGTCGTTAAACGCTGCAACGCCCGCCCCGATGGCGGCCGTTAACTTCTCCATATCTGCCCGCAAGGCGGCCACGGGGTCGGCCGGGGGCTCGCTGGGGGTAGTAGGGGCGGCGGGGGCGGCGGGGGCCACGTCGCCGGGCACAACGGCCCGCACGGGCTCGGCCTCGGGTATCCATACCCCGCCGGTGCGCTCGTAACCCCGCATATAGGCCCGGGCGACGCCGTTGCCCTCGTCGGCCGAGTGCTGCATGGCATCCGGGTCCGCCCCGATTGCAACCAGCGAGAGGTCCCGCTGGCGGTATTCGGTGATGACGCCTTGGAGGCGGTTGATTTCCTCGGGCTTGAGTTCGATGCCCTCCTTGGCCAGGATTTTAAGCATCCGGGGCGGGTCCATCTCCATCGTCTGCCCGGCCCGATACCAGCCGATGGATACCATCCGCATGATACGGTCCACGCCGTATAGGTGCCACCACTCTTCGGCGAGGTCGGTGGTGCCAAACCGCACCGTCTGGTATCTGCCATCCGGCAGGAACTCGTCCTGGATGACGTTGCCGATAACGCACGGGCGGCCGTCGGCCAGGTCGAGCCAATGGTAGGGCACCACAATCGGGTTCCGGAGGAAGTCCTTGGAGGTCTTCTTACCGGCCCCGGCCGTGATGACCATGTTATCGGAAGCCAGCCTGGCAGATTGCGCCAGGAACCGGATGGTGCGGTCTTGCTGGTTGATGTCCCGGGCCATGCAGGTGTCGTCTACCCGCCGGATTGTTTTGTCATCGTTTGCCATCGTCTCCTCCTTGCCGATTGGGTTCGGTATCACGTACCATGCGGTCATTTATCGGTTCACGGTCTGCCCGTTTGCGTTTGCGGGCCTTGGCCTTGGGATACATGGCCTCGTCGTCGTTGCTATTGTCTTCGGTCTCGATTCGCTTGGTCATTTTAGCTCCTATGCTTTGGCCGTAACCCGGAGGCTGATATCCTTGTCGGTGTCGATGAACCGGCCAATCTTGCGGCGGTCCTTGGGGGGTTTGGTTCCGGCCCGCTCGTCAAACGGCCGCCCCTTGCCGGAGCGTCCATTTATCTCCTCGAGTTCGATTGTGGTGACGCTACCCTTGGTGGATACCCCCGTCACCCTGTACGTTGTGCCCTTGGGTACGAGTACCTCGTGCTGGCTCGGGGGGCCTTTTATCTTTACGCCCGGGGGGCCGGAGTCGTAAAGGTTGCTCACGTAACAACCGGTGCGGGGTTGCGATATCTTGATGAGCACCGAGCGCTCATAGCCTACCTCCATAAACTCTCCGGCAACCTTGCGGCTCGTGCTGAAGGAACTTAGGCAATCGAGGGTCATTACGTTGCCCACGGCGGCCTGGTCCTTGTATGCGTCCCACGCCTTGCCGGATAGGTTCATCCCTCGGTAGAGGTACTCCGACTCGAACCCGCCATTGGTCGCCGCCATGAGGCTTCGCAGATTGTTCAAGTCCCGCTCTACGATTGGGATGAACGAGGGCTTAATGGATAGGGCCTCCCCTCGGTCCATCTGCCTCATATCTGGATACATGCCGCCCGATATCCAGTTGTCAAGCGACTCGTAGAGCGAGTTCTGCTCGGCAATGTCAAGCCCGTCGAAGTACTCTTTAGGCGACGGTCTGGATTCAATGTCGCCGGTATTTTGCACCGTGCCGGGCTCCTCGTCTGCCCCGCCCCCGGCCCCCGGAGATATGGATACGGTGTCGTCGATAACCTCCACGCACCGGCAGTTGATGATCTCTCCGGCGTCGCCGTTCCAGTCGCCTGGATACATGCACCCCGTTGCCTTAAACGCCTCGGTGATGGGTATGATACCCTCGGCCTCGGCCTCGGCATGGGATTCCCGAACCTGCTCGTCCATTGCGGTGAGCCATCCGTGACCCCCCACGCCCTCGGCAATCATGCTCTCGTGGCGGGCATACCCCGCACACTCGCCGGTCTCGGTGCGGGCAATGGTAAGGGCACGGGACTCCTGGAAGTTAAATACCTGCCGCACCCGGTCTTGGAGTTGTGCGGTGGTCTCGCCTTGGGCTATGCCTTGCGATAGTTGCGCCTTCAGATTGTCCCGGAGCGTGGTATTGGTCTCGATGATCTTCAACTCTTTATCATTCATGGCCGCCACAACGGCGGGGTCGGTAAGGTTGAAGAGCATATTGCCGCCGATGCTTTTGGACGCCTCGCTGGCGGATGCCATCATGATGTCGCCATATATCGGCCGGGTTACTTGGGCAAGGCGGGCGTCCCACTCCTTGCGGGCGAAGAGTAGGTTCGCCGCAAGCTCGTCCGCAACGATGGCATCCGGGGCACGCCCCTGCGCCAGATTGCGGTCGGCCCGTGCGGCCAGGGTTGCCAGTTGCTCCCGCCGCAGTTTGAACAAATAGGTTTTATAGGTCTTGCCAAACCGCCGCTCGAAGGGGGTTAGCAACCGCACCCAGGACGTCCACGTGTCCGCCTTGGAGGGTTTAATCCTTCTTACCGCCGGTGCTTTTGGTAAAACTCCAAGGGCGGGGGCGAGGACGTCGTTGCCTCGGGATGGGTCGAGGGTAGCGTCCCCACCCCCGTGCTCCTTGGCCTTATCGCCTACCGGTGCTCCGGCGGCTGATACTGGCGAGGGCAACGCCGGGGGCGCAGCGGGCTCCGGAGGATTGTTAGCCTCTTCGAGGAGCACGTCGGCAGGGGTAAGCCCGGCGGGCATCCAGGCCACGTTACCCCACGCTACATCTTCCATGCCCAAGTTCAAGCGAGCGTTAATCTGGTTCAGATCGTATCCCAGGTCCTTGAGGGCCTTTGCGTTGCCCAGCTTCTCTGCGAAGTCCTCCTGCAAGGATTCAACCTGCGAGAGGTCGAACGCCCCCCAATACCGGCCGCCCTCCACCCACCGGAACAACTGGGCATAGTAGATGTCTTCGAGGTAGCGGATAAGAGGCACAATCGCCATCCGCCAAAACGCCTTGTCTTGCACCCGGGCATTGGCATAGTTGACCTGCTCGTAAACGGATAGCACGGTCAACGGCACCCGGAAGAGCATGGCAATCTCCTCCCGGGCATACTTGCGCTGGGTGACGAACTGCATGTCCTTGGGATTGGTGCCGAACTCCTTGAAGTCCGTTGCGCCCGCCAGCACGCCGATGGAGAAGGCGTTATCGACGCCCCCATGTTTCTGTTCCATCGAGGCCTTGATACCGTCCCGCTGGGGTTGCGTTGTTCCCGGGGCCACCATTACGATACCGCCCAGGGTGGTGCCGTTCTGGAAGAAGTTCCGGTTATAGAGTAGGGCATACCAGTCGGTCTCGGTGCCTACCTGCCCAGCCTTCCAGGGGGCCACGCCCCGCAACGGGTTCTTCGGGTCGGGTATCCGGGGCCGCACCAACTGGTAGTCTTGCAGTTCCTTGCCGCCGCTGTTCTGCCCCCACAGGGTGGGCATACCGTTCTGAGTGTCGATAAGGCGGAAGTCGTTGCCCGAGCGGGGCCACAACTCGTCGGGCACGTCGGCCACGTTGTCCCGCCCCTGGGCGATAGTGCAGCACTCGCCGTCGGTTAGCAGATACTTGACGGTGAGGTCCCAAAAGAGAGTGGCAGACCCTAACCGGGGGTCTGGTGCCTCGAACAGGTGAACCAGTTTGTTACTGTTGTCTTCCACGGGCACAAACTCGGCGTCCCGCTGCATGGCCCGGGCGTGGGAGTGGCCGTTGCGGTCCAAGGCAAACCGGCGGCGGTTGAACTCGTTGCGCCCCCGGGCCGTCTTGGCATTGGCGGCGGTATAGATGCCAAAGGGCACGGAGGCAAGATTGTCCGTTATGGCCCGGATACAGGCATTAATGACCGGGTGCTGGGCAAAAGGGTCGGTCATGGGCTCGGACGTGTTCATAACGCCCGCACGTGCGGCCGTCTTGAAGAAGTCCTTGTCCGCTTGGGTCGAACGGAGGCCGAGTAGGCGCAGGGCAATCCGCTCCCTGAGCGTGGGGGCACGGCCCGGGCCGCCAATGTAAGTTAATTCACCCATTCGAACTCCACCTTGTATTGTTCGGCGAGTTGCTGAGCGATGCTTTCATAAGTATCGGCCAGCCGGTAATGGTCTTCGCCCTTGGTCCAGATAAACCGCCCGGCCCCCTTTGCCGCCGTGGGGTCAAGGGTGCGCACCGGGACGCTCATCTGGTAAAAGAACTGCTCAACCCCCTGCGCCTGTGCGGGCCACTGCACTCGCCCCTGCGCCACGGCCGCAAACGAGGCGTCCATGACCGCCGTGCGATTGGCCCGCACAACCTTCCGTCCGGTCTCTTGGTCCCATTGCGGCTCGATGGGCTTGGTCATCTCGCTGCTGCCAAACTGGCACGCCCAAACCGGATAGAGGCAGTCGACCGCAAACTCGGCCACCTTATGCACCTCGGGTAGGGCGTCGATCACTATAACCTCGGGCTTGAGTTGATTGACCAAGTTCATCAAGTCGCCAAAGCCCGCCAGGGTGCCAATGTAGGCGGCACGCCGCACCCCGTCCTTGCCAATCCTCGAGGCCTTAACGTGGAGCACGGCCCCCACGTCCACCCCCATAACCACGGAGGTGCCGTCGGGCTTGCCCTTGCTATCAACCCCCAAGGCCCAGTCGTTCATCTTGGGGTCGATACATTCGGTTAGCATGGCAAGGGTAAGGGAGCTCGACTTGGGCATATAGTAGACGCCCAGTTCTGACTCGTGGAACAACTGCAACGCCGTCTCGTTATGCTGCGCCAATACAAACCGGCTGAACAACTCTTGCACGTCCGCCGAGGGGGTAAAGAGTTTGCTGATCTGGTAGCCCGATAACCCCCGCACCTGCGTTTGCTGCGTGGCCACCCAATGGCCGGGGCCGAGGCGGTTGAAGGGTTTGCCGCAGGAGGTGCATACCGGCCGCCCTTGGGCATCACGTAAACGCCAGCCCCCGTCCTTGGCCTCCACGAACTGAGCATACCAGTCCAGCGTCTGGTCAGTGCGGCAGTGCTCGCACTGAACCTGCCACTGCTTGCGGTCGCTGCGCTCATAGAGGAAGCCTACCGTATGGTGTGCCCCGGGCTTGCGGGGGTTGCCGATGCTCAGGATGCGTTTGTAGGTTGACTCGGATAGGCGGTCCAGGGCCATGCCCAAGTTCGCCGGGTTGCAAAGGTCCCGCTCATCGATGATTAGCCTATCCGCTGGGAACTGGCTAAACTCGCCGGGGGTATTGCTGCCCACAAAATGCATCGTCCCTGCCCCGAAGTGTTTAAGGCTGCGGGCATCCGACGCCCCCCCGTTCATGCTATCGCCCGCCCCCTTGATACATGCGGCATAGTAGGGCGAGCGGGCTAACTGCTTGTCTACCCGGTCGGCGACGAACCGATTGCGCTCGGGGTAGCCCGGCAAGACATAAAGCACCGATAGCCCGTCCCGGGCCTCGGTGTAGGCAACCACCATCGCTATCTCGGTGATACCGCACTGGACACTCTTCTGGACCACCACGTGGGGGGCCTTGTCCGTGATGATATCTAGCAGATACGGGCGGCCCTTGAGGGTCATGGGCTCGCCTTTGGTGGTTACGTGAAACTCCAGATAGGTGTGGAGGGCCGGGTGCTGGCGGTAAGCATCCTCGAGCGGCACGCCCAAGGGGGCAACCCACCGAGTCTTCTCCTCGGCGTTGCCAATCTCGGTATTAAGGCCCGGCACGCTAACCCCCTGCGCTATCATGGTGAGGAAGAACTGGTCGAGGCCAAGGTTCATCGCCTTGACCGTTCGCAGGAATCTTGGGCTAACTCTATGAAGGCCGGGCTGCATGTTTACCGCTTACCCCTCCACTAACACGATGGTGGCAATCCGCTCCGCTATCCTTTGCCGCACGCCGGGGTCTGCTACCTCCTCGTTAATGATTGCGATGATCTGGTTCGCCAAAACAGCAACCTGCCGGGGGTTGATGTTCGACTTGGTCATGTTAGCAATGCGTTCGATACGCTCGGCCGTGCGGCCAATCACCTCGGTGTAGCCTTGCACGGCGGGGCCTATCTGGATATAAGAGGTGGCGAGCCTGTACTGACACAGTTCACAACTGCCGGGCAACTGTGAGTCGCCATCACCCTCGTCCACGCCCCCCTCTGCCAGGGGCGGGGCAACCGGCAACCGCTCGAGCAAGGCCCCCAGCATGGTCTTGAGCAATACCAGTTCGTCGCTCAACCCCATCGCCTTTTGTGCCCCCGGGCCATACTTGTCCAGGATGGAGGTAAATTGCCCGATGCGGTAAATGTTACTAACGCCGTCGCCTTTGGCGGTTGCCCCCCGCACAGCGTTTTGATGGAAGGGGCACAGTTTAGAGCGGCCCTTAATGCGGTGCTTGCAGCGTTTTCCGTCTCGGTTAACGGCCTCGCATTGCGCCCCCTCCTTCTTCTTTTTTGTTTTGGGAGTCATGAGTTTGGTCGCCCCCTTTGCGGGCGGTGAAGATTTTTTATGGTTCCAGAGTGTCGAATAACATCCTACCCACCAGAGTACCATACCCCCGTCTATATACAATGTCACCGAAACTGACACCATTGAAATCATTAAACTTCCGCCCAAGACTAAAAATACCGCCAAAACGCCTCCCTCGAGAGCGCTTTGGCGGCGTTTTTTGCCCGCCTATCTGCCCAAACGCCGAGCCCGCCCCACTGCCTCCTCCCGTTTCCTGGGGCAAGGATCGCCGCAGGGTTGCCTGCGACCGTCGCCATAATACCCGCACACCCGCTGCAGCCGCTCCACCGCTCCGGGGGTCAACCGCACGCCCTCGTCGCCCTCTTCCGGACGCAATTCCAGGCACGTGCAAAC